ATTCAGAACGTATTCATCTCTATCATACAAAAGGTACATTCTTTGAGATAGATGCAAATGGCACTAAAGTAGAAAAGATTATTGGCGATAACTATGAAATATTAGAACGCAATGATCATGTATATGTTAAAGGTTCAGGTAATATTACTATTGATGGCAATTGGAATGTTAAAGTTAATAATGATACAAATATAGAAGTAATGGGTAATGTTAAAACTCATGTACATGGTAATATGGAAACATCAGTACTTGGTTCATATAAAGTTAAAGCAGGATCAATTAATTTAGAAGCGCATGATGGTAATATTGATATGACTGCATCAGGTAATATTGCAGGTGATGCAACACGTATAGACTTTAATAGTGGAGTTGCGGTATCTTCAGGATTAACAACACCATTAGCATATGATCCAGTTATGCCAACATTTAAAGAATTACAAGTGATTACACGTGGTGTAGAAGCTGCTGCTCACTATGAAACGCCAGAAGAAGGTGATCCTACTGCATATATTGCTAAACGTATTAATGAAGGTACATTAGATCCAGAACAACAAAATTATGGTACTACACAAAAAACATGTGCAGTTACAAGAAATAGTGTTACAGCATTACCACAATCATGTACAATTATTAATGGTATTGATAAGTTTACACCAGATTTATATTTAAGCAAACACTTTACACTCAGTGCATTAACAAAGAATGGTTCACGAATGCCCGTACAACAACAAGGATTATCACCAAATGAGATCGTATGTAACCTTAAAGGCTTATGTGAAAATATATTAGAACCACTTGCTGAATTATACCCTAATATGGTCATTACATCTGGCTTTAGAAGACCTGGAGATGTAAGTGGATCAAGTAAAACATCTCAGCATTATTTGGGACAAGCTGCAGATATTGTTATACCTGGATTTAGTCGACAACAGCACTATGAAGCAGCATGTCAATTAGCTAAACTAGTACCATACGATCAGATATTATTAGAGTATTCGGGTAAGACAACAGTATGGATTCATGTATCATTTAAATATACTGCTAATCGATTTAATGCATTTACAATGAGGGATCACAAACGTGTTTCAAATAACGGACAGTTTGTATTAATTGCGTAATGGCTTGGTCACCATTATCTACACTATTAGATAGTATTAATGAAAGAGAGTTATTTAATTATAATATTACTTATTATAATGAATTAACATCTGAATTTGAGCCAGTTACAATAACTGCTTCAACACCAGACAGCGGTGTTACAGTATCAAGCAATACAATTAGTGGTCAATTTCTTGATGCATTTGATGAATTAATACAATATAGAACAAAACAAGATACTTTTGTAGAAGTATATGATTGGGCAGAAATAAACCGAAATGAATTATATGGTGTATATTATTTTAGAGCTGATACAACATTAGTTAGAACATATACATATACTGCAACATCTACTACATCAAGCCAAACATATACAATTGATGTAGAAAATGATTGGGATTATAATAAATTAAAACTATTACAATACGTTAATCCATCCGGATTAATAGTAACATGGAAAAATAATTCTAATACTATTTTGCCATGGAATAATGACAATAATGAAACTGTAGGGTGGGAAATATGAGTGTACCAAATACTTTTGCCGCAAGAACTGGTTCAATACCTCTTGCAGATTTAGATGAAAATTTTACAAGTTTAGATACAAATAAACTAGATAAAACTGGTAGTGCAACATTATCAGGAAATTTAACTATTACCGGTGATTTAACTGTTAATGGAACTCAAAATATTATTAATACAACTGATTTAGCAGTTGAAGATAATATGATTTATTTAAATAGTGAATCAACAGTGGCAAACCCAGATCTTGGTATTACTGGTAATTATAATGATGGTACATATCAACATGCAGGTTTATTTAGAGATGCCAGTGATGGATATTGGAAATTTTATGATAGCTATACTCTAGAACCAGATGCATCTGCATTTATTGATACAACACATGCATCGTATAGTTCTGCACCATTACAAGTATCAACTGTTAAATTAAATAATTGGACAATTACAGAATCAGGCGGTGTACTATATTTTGCTACAGGTGGTACAAATAAAATGAAACTAGATGCTTCAGGAAATTTAACTGTAACTGGTGATGTGACTGCATTTGGAACTGTTTAATGGCTTTACAATCTTCAGGTCAAATATCATTAAAGAATATTGCTGACGAATTTGGAGATGCTGCACCTCATTCAATGAGTGAATTTTACAGTGCTGCTGCTGGAGTTCCTGCATCAGGACAAATTAAACATAGCAATTTTTACGGTAAAGCTTCTGCTAAACAAGTTGTACTTACTGTATATGGTGCTAGTGGTGGATCCAATGGAGGAAACGATGCTGGTGGACAGGGTGGTACTGTTTCTTTATCTACATTAATGGTACCTGGTACTGTGCTAACTATGTATGTTGCTCGAGCAGGAACAAACGGAAATAATCAGGGTAGAGCTGGCGGTGGAGGCGGAGGAGCTTCTGCTGTATTAATTGGTAGCACTTTAATTGCTATTGGCGGTGGAGGCGGAGGAGCTGGCGCAGACGGAATAAATAATGCATCAACATATGGTGGCGCTGGTGGTGCTGATACTGGACAAACTGGTGGAAATAACTTAAATCACGTTGGAGCCGCGTATGGCGGCGGTGGAGGTACACAAAGCGGAGTGGGCGCTGGAGGTTCAGGTTCACGAGGAACAGGTAATGCTGGCTCTGGAAGAAATGGTGGTAATGGTATATTTTCAGGTAATAATGGAACATTTGCAGGCGGTTGGGGATATGGTACTGGTGGTAATGGTTATTTAGATCTTGGTGATGGAGGATCTGGAGGTGGTGGTGCTGGATACTTTGGTGCAGGATCAGGTGGTAGAAATGCTTCAGGAGCAGGCGGCGGCGGAGGTTCTAATTATAGAAGGACTTCAAGTATGCCAACCGGAGTAACATATATATCATCTACTACAACACGAGGTGGTAGAAGCGGAAATGGGCAAATTATAGTTACTGTTGATGGTGTATCAACAACATATAATTACGTATCAAATACAACACAAACGAGAACAATTTAATGCCAGCAGTTACAAGATTAGGAGATATATGTTCAGGCCATGGGTGTTATCCACCTAGGGTTAATGACGAAGCAAGTACTAATGTATTTGTAAATGGTATTGGTGTACATCGAGAAGGTGATCATTGGGTAACGCATTGCTGTGGTCCTTCTTGTCATGATTCTGTATTAGCAAAAGGATCAAATACAGTATTTGTAAATGGTATTCCTGCTGCTCGAATTGGAGATCAAGTTGCGTGTGGATCTATTGTAGCACAAGGTTCACCAAGCGTATTTTTCGGTTAAAAGGGTTATAAATAATAGTATGGCAAGGAACACAAGAACATTTTCAGACTTCGATCTTAATTTTACTAAGCATCCAGCAACTATGGATGTGGCTATGAAGTATGACGAAGAAGCTATTAAGGCTTCTGTTCGTAATTTGGTCTTAACACAAAACTATGAAAGACCATTCCATTCTGAAATAGGTTCACAAATTAGAGGATTACTATTTGAGCCATCTGGCCCAATGCTTAATATATTATTAAAAAGAGCTATAGAAGATACAATTATTAACTTTGAACCAAGAGTTCAATTAGAAGATGTACTTGTTAATGTTCAACCCGATGAATATTCAGTATCTGTTACAATTTATTTTACAATATTAAATACAAATAGACCTGTACAAGTAGATCTAATACTTACGAGAACACGATAATGGCACAACCAAACAGGAAAATACAAACATCTGAGTTAGATTTTGATGCAATTAAGTCAAATATAAAAGAATATTTACAAGGCCAAGATACATTTAAAGATTATGACTTTGAAGGCTCAAGCCTTTCTATACTATTAGACACACTTGCATACAATACCCATTACAACGCTCTATATACTAATTTAGCAGTTAATGAATCTTTTTTAGATTCTGCTAGCAAGCGATCAAGCGTCGTTTCACGAGCTAAAGAAATTGGGTACATACCTCACTCAGCAACAGGTGCTGTTGCAAAGATTAATATTGTTGTTTCAAATACTACAACTACACCGTCAGCATTAACAATTCCAGCATATCAACCTTTTACTGCATCAATTGATGGATCATCATATAGTTTTTATAATACTGA